ACCTTTTCCGGACTTAATAATTGTAGGTAAATCATTTTTATTGATGATTTCACCACCGGTCGGAAAGTCAGGGCCAGGAATCATAGGCTCTTTACCGTCCATATAATCATAGATAGCCTGAGCCACTTCACCAAGATTATGTGGCAACCAATTACACGCCATTGCTACACCAATACCAGTATTTGGATTACATAGCAAATTGGGGAAAATAGCAGGTAAAGTAATTGGTTCATCTTTTGTTTCAGAATAGTTGGGAATAAAATCAACATTCTTCTTTTTTATACCAGCAAGCATACCTTCTTCTGAAAGTTTTGCCAATCTTGCTTCAGTATAACGATAAGCCGCAGGTCCGTCTCCATCTCTATTACCCATAGAACCGTGAAAATCAATCAGTGGATAGCGCATTACCCAAGGTTGAGCCAAACGCACAAGCGCTCCATAAATAGAACTATCGCCGTGTGGATGCCAATCGGCCATTACATTACCGACAATATTAGCACATTTTACGTGAGGTTTTGAGTAGGCATAACCGGCATCATAAGCACCATATAATATTCTTTTTGCTACTGGTTTCAGACCGGATTTAGCGTCTGGTATTGCGCGATCTGTATTGACGGCAACCGCATATTCGATAAAGTTTACACCTAATTCATTTATTAAATCACTATTATACATTTCCTGTTGCCTCCGCACTGTGGTCTTGAATATATTTTTTACGAGGGGCAATTCCAGCACCCATTAAATCTTCAAATAACTGGTCTGCTTTCTTTATATCCTCAACTGTAATTTGTTTGATAATTCTGTTCTCTGGGTCAGTAAGAGTTTCTTCTGTTTCTTCAACATCCATTTCGCCTACATATTTCTCCATCATTACTGATGGTACTGACTATTTCTTATCCTCGGGCTAACGCTTTAATTGCCGTCATAGGATGCTACCTTTTCGAATTGTGTATCAATAACAATTCTACTCCGCGACAAAGCGGATAGTCGATACAGGTTTAAACTACGATATCTTTCCAATTCTAATAACACCAAATATTTGAAAATGAACCCTTTGTTAATTTATCTTTATAATCTTCATAAACATCTTTTAATTGTTCTCCATTTTTACGCCTAAGGCGAATAACTCGAACTTCTTCTTCTGTTAATCGAGTGCGTCCATTTGAACTGCCTTTATTAGCAGTATTATGTAAATGGAACGCTTTGTTTTCAGGAGTGTAAACTTCTGGCATAATATGCTACCAAGATTCACCCTTCCATATTTTCCCAAATCCGCTTTCGCCAATTCGGTCCTTATAAAGATTATAAACTTCTTTTCTTCGTTCAAGATTATTATACCTAATGCGTATATCTTCAACATCACGCTAATTTAATTTATGACCAGGATGGCTTTGACCCACATTATCTTCACCACCTGCTGTCATATTATAGCCATTATGATATGTATCAAATTTATCAATATAATATTTTTCTTTTGCTCCAAGTTCTTCTATTTTACACTCTTCAAGGATTTCAAAATCAAAATTTTCAACTCCATATTTAGCAAAAGCCTAATACAATGTTTTATGACTTTCTCGTTCTTGATTATACGGAGATAAATGGTATTTCCAACGTTCTTCAACCTTTGTTGACAAGCCAATATAAGAATGACCATTTATTTTATTTGTAATTTTATAGATACCAATCATTGTTTATATCCTACCTTTTTTGTTTCAGTAAGATAATTCGTAGTTTTTTCCCACGAGATTATCTTCAATATTATATGAATTTTATACATTTCAGATTATCCTAAAATGTCCAAATAATTTTGAAGACTACCTCGTTAGCCGCATTTCTGTGACCCCTCTGATTAGAGGAAAAGTAGCTAAGGGCCAGACTATCTCTTACCCTTTCAAGCGGTTAACAATATATTTACGACCGGCATTTTCTTTACGGAATTGTTCTAAAGCCTCATCGTTTTTCAGATATTTGTATTGCTTACCAATAGTAATTTTATAGAGAGGAGGCACACCCGCATAAACATATCCATCAAGAATTAGTTGCGGGCAGAAATTCCAAATGAATGTATAGAAAAGATTTTTGATATGCGCGCCGTCTACATCAGCATCGCTCATAATAATAATCTTACCATAACGTAAATCTTCTTTGTTATAAGTAATTTTCATACTCTTTGGGTCAATTGTAAGACCAAAAGCATCAATAAGTGTCATAATTTCTGCGTTTTTCTGAATCTTATCAAGAGTAGCCTTTTGAGTATTTAAAATCTTACCACGAACAGGCATAACTGCTTGGAATTCGTTATTTCTTGCGGTCTTTAGGTTGCCGGACGCCGAATCGCCCTCTGTGATATAGATTTCACATTTGCTACGCTGTTTACTATAACAATCGGCAAGTTTACTATCAAACTTCAAAGCCTTTTGTTTCTTTTCAGCCTTATTACGAACAGTATCCTTTGCTTTCTTAGCGGCCTCACGAGCCTTCCGAGCATTAATAGCCTTATCCGCAATATCTTTAATTTCTTTCTTATTAGTTTCTAGCCAAGTCCGCAAATCTTCTGTTAGTCCATTAATAAAAGGCTTCATATCAATCTTAGTGATATTACTCTTAACTTGTGCGTCATAAGCAACGCCAGAAGCCGTAATATTAAAGACAATATATTGACCTTCTGCGATATCTTCACCAGTCAAGTTCTCATCTTTCTCTTTCAACCACTTTTGGTCTCTAAAAAACTTATTAAACTCTTTAGTAATAAGCGCCTTGATAAGAGTAATATGAGAACCTTTTTCAGTAAGACCAGTATTTACATAGGGAATAATTGTTCCATTATAAGAGGTGGTATAAGTAAGAATAAAATCAATAGATTCTTTACCATTTTTGAATTTGGAGTAAAATCTATTATCAATGATTTCTTTATCTTTTACCTTTTGGTCTACATAATCACGCAGTCCATTTTGAGAAAAGTATTCAGTTTTTTCTCCATTATTGTCCAATTTAATAGTTAGACCAGGGCATAAGCAAACAATAGTCTTTAGAAGTTCTTTTACTTTACCGATTTCAACTTCGGTATGGGTAAAGAATTCTTCACTTGGTTGCCATTTAACAATGGTGCCAGTTGTATTATCATTTAATTTTCCGACTTCTCGTTTATCAAATACGCCTTCTTTAAAATATATTCTTTCAAACTGTTTATCTCTAAATGTTATAACATCCAAATAGTGAGATAGAAAAGTTGTAATTTTTGAACCAATACCAAAAGAACCTAATGAAGTTCCTTCATATGCTCCATCTTCACGGTATTTTCCAGAAGTGTTGAGAACAGAGAATGCTGCCTCTAGGATAGTTTTTCCATCATCTCTTGTATGATTTACAATAAAACCTTGTCCATGGTCTTTTACGATAACTACATCTTTATTTAAAACAACATTAATTTCTGTTCCGTGCCCTAAATTGAACTCATCAATAGCATTAGATAAAATCTCTACCAGTAGTTGAGTAGAATAAGTGCAATCGCCTGCGTAGACTTGTGGCCTTAGACGAGTAAATTCCAACGGATTGAGCGATTCTATTGAGTCTTCATTATATAATTTCTTTTTATCAGCCATTTATATTTTCTCCAATCATTTGTTTTACTTGTTCTGGAGTTGCTTTACCAGTAGCAAGTAAGTCAGCATAATTATTATAAAGATTATCTGAGTGGCCTTTTACTTTGCGCAATTCAATTCGATAACCTTTTTGATACCAATCATAATAGGCTTGAATAATTTCTAAATTTTCTGGTATCTTTTTATCACTCTTACGCCATCCATTATTGGCCCAAGAGAACATCCAATTTTCAAAGGTGTTTATAGCATAGGTGGAATCACTATATACAACTGGAATTTCAGCAAATTCCTTATTATTTATATTTATTCCATATTTTAAAAAACTATATAATATAGCCTTTAATTCACATATATTATTAGTAGTTTTATCAAATTGTTTAGTATATACTTCAACTAAACTATAATTATTATTACAAAAATTTTTATCTTTGTCAAGTACTA